CATTCCTGGTGAACGCAGACTCGGCATAGGCATGCTGTTCGGGCGGTTTTGCGAGCGCTGCTACGTGGCAATCCTGAGTAAATAACCCACTTCGCGCCCCAAAGAAAAAGCCGGCCACCAGTGCCGGCTTTCTTATTCCGCTGCCAACCTTACCGCCGCTTACTTACGAGCCCTCACGGTTTGCGCATGCCGGTCGCCTGATGAACTCTCGGGGACGAACCGGTTAGCGAGGATGGCCTTGTTGCCTCAGAGCCCGGCATGGCCGCGTAGTCCCATGCCGAACCTCGGAACACCCGAAGCTGAAAGGAGAGGGCTCCCGTTGTGGCGTCGAGCATAGGACCGCGCGTGTTCAAGCGCCATACCCTGGCAATCAATGTCCAAGATTTTGGGGACCCCGGGCGACATCATCACCGCCATTCCCACCCCTCAATCCTCTGGAGCAGCCCGCCATGAGCAAGACCGCAGCAGTCCGTACACCCGGTGAAGACGCACCCACAACTGAAGACGTGATCGAGGGCGCTGAAGCCGCCGGCCTGGACGTCATCGATGCAACGAAGCCAAGGGGCAAGAAACTCACGCTCGAAGAGCGGATGGACATGCTGGAGGAGGAGAACCGCCTGCTGCGTGCCAACCAGATGCCGGCCGCCCCGGCCAAGGTCGACCCCTACGCTGATTGCCCTGACATCAGCGAGTTCACGGGCAAGAACCAACACAAGCAGAACGATCTGACCGCCGCCATCCTGACCAAGCAAGGCTGGATCGCACCGGCCCACCTCGGCGCCAACCCTGCAGCCCTGAACGAGCTGCAGAAGCGCGGCCTGGCTGCCACCAGCGTCAAGTAAGCCATGTGCGGCGGTAAATCAGCACCAGCAGCGGTAGTCCCCGAGGTCGTCAAGCCCGTGGACCCGCAGATCGCGGCCGACACCGCAGCAGCTGAAGCGGCGGCCAAGGCCAACGCAGAAAGCGCCCAGCGCACGGTGCAGCGCCGCAAATCAGCCTTGTCCACCGGCGCCGGCATGCAGTCGGCCAGCGCACTCTCTTCCGGAAAAGCAACCCTCGGGCAATAAATGGACGACCTCGCCTCCCAATTGGAACGACGTTTGGGCCAGTTGGTAGCGCAACGGCAGCCCAGCGAGGATGTATGGCGCGACGTCTTCACCTACCTCGCTCCGGAACGTGCCACCAGCTGGTACAGCGACGAAACCACCAACGCATCATCCGCCCAGGCCCAGCGCGCCAGGCTGTACGACAGCACTGCCATTGACTCGGCCGAAGTCCTCAAGAGCAACTTCGCATCCGGCATGACGCCTGAGAACGCCCGATGGTTCGGCCTGGATGCTGGCCAGCGCGGGGAAGAGGCCAGCCGGTGGATGGACGGGGCCGCGCAGTTCCTGTTCGAACACATTCACGCCAGCGGGTTTTCGTCTGCTGCGTATGAGGGCTACAGCGACCTGGTGCCGGCCGGCTGGTTCGTCATGTACATCGAGCAGGCTAAGGATGCGCAGGGCCGCGATGCGCCGGGCTTCAACTTCGAGGCATGGCCGCTCAAGCAGTGCCACGTGTCGAGCAGCAAGGCCCAGGGCAAGGTAGACACCATCTACCGCACCTGGCAGCCCACCGTCGAGCAGGTCGTCAGCGAGTACGGCCTGGACAAGGTGAGCGAGGGCACGCGCAAGAAATTCAACGAGGGGCATCTGACCGAGAAGGTCGACATGCTCTGGGCCATCGAGCCGCGCCGCGGCGCCACCGGCATGCTGGCCAAGAACCTGCCGTTTCGCAGCTGCCACATGGAGCGCGGCTGCAAGCACATCGTGCGCGAGTCCGGCTACCACGAGTTCCCCTGCGCTGTCCCGCGCTGGCGCCTGATCCCCGGCACGCCTTACGCCACCGGCATCGGCTCGAACGTCCTGCCCGACGTCAAGACGCTGAACGACATCCTCAAGCTGGAGCTGCAGAGCCTGGACATCGCTGTCAGCGGCATGTGGAAAGCAGTCGACGACGGCGTGCTGAACCCAAAGACCATCCGCATCGGCGCCCGCAAGGTCGTGATGATGGGCAGTCTGGATAGCATGGCGCCGCTGGTGACGGGTGCAAACTTCAACGTCAGCTTCACCAAATCCGACCAGCTGCGCAGCCAGATCAGGAAGACCCTGATGGCCGACCAGCTCACGCCAGCCAACGGCCCGGTGCGCAGCGCCACCGAGATCCAGCAGAACATGATGCTGATCCGCCAGCTGCTCGGCCCCATCCTCGGCCGGCTGCAGTCTGAATTCCCCAAGGTCGTGGTGGAGCGCTGCTTCGGCATCGCCTTCCGGGCCGGCGCGCTGGAGGCTGAGCTGGGCCCCGTGCCTGAAAGCCTGTTCGACGCCGACTACACCGTCACCTACATCAGCCCGCTGTCGCGCAGCCAGAAGATGGAGCAGGTCACTGCTGCCCAGGCCTACACCGCCGGCTTGATCGAGCAAGCCGCGGCCACCAATGACCCGACCAAGCTCGACGTGATCAAGTGGGACGAGATGAACTACGAGATCGGCCAAGACTTCGGCGTGCCGGACAAGTTCCTGCGCGGACCCGATGAGCTGGTAAAGAAGCGCCAGATGGACGCCCAGGCCAAGGCCACAGCCAAGCAGGAGGCTGCGCAGGAGCAGCTGATGATGCAGGGCGCCGGTGCTGCCATTGAAGGCGCTGTGGCTGGAGCCGCGTAACCCATGAGCAAAGCCCCCGGGCCGATTCCGGCCGACCTGTACCGCCAGATATTCGAGGAAGACAAGCGCGGCGCCGCCATCTTCGAGGACCTGGTCACCCGTTTCTCCAAGCCTGCGGTGGTCGAAGGCGGCATTGATGCTGTCATCAAGACCTACCACCACATGGGCGAGCACGCTGTCATCCAGCACATCGTGCGCCAGATCAACCTTGCCAACACCGGCGAGCGCCAGTCAACCATCGACATCCCCCGCAACTGAAGGAGAACACCGTGAAATACCGCAAATACTTGTTTTTGGAAGCTGCTGGCGCTGATGGTGCTGCTGCTGGTGGCGGTGGTGCTGCTACCGGCGCAGACGCAGGCGCTGCAGGTGCAGCAGCTGGCACGGGCGCTGCTGCAGACCCTGGTGCTGCTGACGACAAAGGCGCGGCTGATGCTGGGGCCGCCGGCACAGGCGGTGCTGCAGCGAGCGGAGCCGCTGCTGATGCTGATGCAGCCAAGGACGGCGACAAGGGGGCTGCCGACAAGAAATCCGCCCTGGCCGCTGGCGCTACTGCTGACGAGTGGAGCGCCGCCAAGGTACCCGAGAAGTTCCAGGTCAAGAACGACAAGGGCGAGCTCGACGTCACGGCTACATTCCGCAAGGTGGAGGAGCACCGCGCTAACCTGGAGAAACGCCTGGGCGCCGGCGAGAACATCCGGCCCAAGACCGCCGACGACTACAAGCTGCCCGACACCGAAGAGTTCAAGGCTATCGGCATCGACGACGCGACTGCCAAGGGCTTCAAGGAAAAAGCGCATGCAAAGGGTTTCAGCCAGGACCAGTACGCCCTTGTGATGGAGGAATACGCCAGGCTTGCCCCGGATCTGGTCAACGCCGGCCAGGCACTGAGCGCCGAACAGGCCATCGCCACGTTGAAGGAAACGTGGAAGGGCGACTATGAAACCAACATCGCCGGCGCCTACTCGGTGGCGGTCAAGCTGGCCAAGGCCGCGGGCGTGAGTGAAGCCGAGATGGATTCCGCGATTGGCAACAACCCGGTTGGCCTTCGCATGCTGGCCGCCATCGCCGGCGAGATGAAGGAAGACAAGTCCTCGGTCAGCGCCAACGGCGGCACCGATGCGGCCGGCGGCGGCATTGAAGCCTTGATGGCTAACCCGGCTTATCACGACCCCAAGCACCCGGAGCACACCGCGATCTCCAACAAGGTGCGCGCGCATTTCGAGAAAGTCACACCCAAAGACGACTGACGCAATCTGCGCTCACCAACAAGCCCGCCATGCGCGGGCTTTGTTTTGTCCAAGATTTTGGAGGCCTGAAAAAACACACTCCCTTCCATCGGCCCATTGGATGGCACCAGGACCACCGACCCAGCCCGCGATAGCCAGCGAAACGCAGGCCCCGCAAGGGATCACCTGAAACGGCGAACACACCTCGTTCAACTTTTCAGGAGATTTTCACCATGAAATCAGTTTTCCTCATGTTGGCAGTGATCGCGCTGGTCGCCTTCGCCGTCATCAAGCCCAACCTCGTTACCAGCGCGGCCCGATACGTCGGCGAGCAGGTCCACAAAGCCATCTTCGGCCACATGGCCCGCAGCGGCATGATCCTGTTTGCCGGCGACACCATCGACAAGGTGTTCGTCACCCAATGGGACGCCT